TCATTAAAATCGAACGTTTCTAAAGTACTCATCCAAATACACCTCTTAGTAAATTCATTGCTACGGCAGTTCCAGATATAGCACTGCCAATCATAATTGCACGGTCACCCCATGCCATACCGACAAAAATCCATCCAATAGAACTCAGAATATAGGCAATCTGCCCATACAAATAGAAATTAGCTGAGATCATAAAGATACCAGTCACAGCCAATACCATAGCAGCCCACTTAACATACCAGTCAATAGTGCCGACTGGCGTGGTCGGAGTCAGCTGCTCATTCTCAGCTTGAAGCTGCGCTAATTCAGCAGCCAGACGTTTCTTCTCTTGTGCAAGTTCCATAGCCAGACGACCGGCTTTAGTCATTTGACTACCTTCGTACTTTTCATGCACTTCCGAAGAAACGACATCTGTCATGGATAAACCTCAGTAAACGTACGACGACGCTTATCAAACTTCATCGGGGTTAAATGACGAAGCTCGGTCTGGCCTTCTGGAATATATCCTACCAGCTTTCCTGACTTCGTATTAATTGCATACACATGGGCAGGGTAGCGAAAGTCGCCAACCTGCCCTGTTGTTTCTTTAAAAAACTTCATTACCAATTCCTAAACAATTCGCCTTTATATGCCAAGTATATGACCGGTATTGCTACAAATGCAACTGCAAGCAGCTCGTCAAGTATCGTTGTATCATATAACATCTAATTACCCTACCATAAAAAAGTAGTCAAATTCTTCTTCAGTAAACCCAAAGTTTAACACTCCAGGATACTCAGCATCTTCTACAACCATGTAGAACTCATCAACATACTCGTTAGCAGCTTCAATCTCTTCTTCAGTTGCATCCTCTACAAAAGACTGTTTAGCCTCCTCAAGAGACGGTACATTGAAAGAATCAACAGATGAGCCAAGCAATTCAACCTGCTCAATAATACCACGGCTACCAGAGCGCACACAATACAATCCAGGCTTGGTAAACTCTTCTAAGTACTTGTCTGAGCCATACACAATGACAGACGCAGTAGCTGGCGTCAGAGTCTCAAATTCAAATTTATCCAGACCGCGGATCTCTTTTTTTACTTCACTTAAGTTCATAATCTATCTCCTTATTTCTTACATTCATTATAAGGGCCTGAGCGAAAAAATCCACTGTTTTTTGCGTTAAAACTAAACCTTTTTTCTTTTAGGATTTGAATAAGTTAGACCACTTTTCTAACTTCTGTCTCTTCTTATGCACTTGATTGATGATGCGCTGGGCATCTAGATGCCCTTGCTGGTGTAGAATATCAATCATACACAGCAGATCGCCTATCTCTTTCTCTAGATTAGTTAATGTAGCGTCATCGAAACGTATGATCTTTGAGCACTCTACACTAACTTCAGCACACTCTTCCATACGCATTAGCATTTTCAGCTTTATCGTCTATCCAGAGATCATAGTGCGGCTTCTTAGTTGAAAAACTTGTGTATAAGCAGCCCCAGTTCTGTAGCTGCTGCTCGGTCATGGCGTGCCACTCTTTACCTGATTGAGCTCCTCGAGCTGTCCAGTAGTGAATCTCATGACCTTGATTAAAGAGTTCATTTAGATAAGTGATGCGATCAGTCATAGGCTTGGCTCGATGATAGTTACGCGTACCGTCTCCAAACTTTACTTCATCACATATTGTACCATCAACGTCCACGTATATTATCATAAGTCTCACGTGCATCCATAAACTTACCTATCCACTTATCACGATGCTCAACAAAGACTTGACCATCACCTTCTTCTGTAGCGACTATCGTTACTAGTTGTTGGATTCCTTTACCTGTACGCTCTTCAAACATTACTGCATAAGCAGCTTCTTGCATAAAGTAATTTGTAATCCATTCTGATTTCTTAGGCTTTGATGCTGTCTTAAAGTCAATAATCGATAACCGGCCATCAAACTCAGCAATACAATCACAAGTCCCTGCTACCCTCAAGTAGTGACTATACAACGGCAGTTCTACGCCATGAATATTATCGACTCGCTCATCTAAGACTGGTTTAATCTGACCGAATAAGAAATGATCTAAGGGGACTGTTTTTGAGCTGTGTCCTTCGTTGTTGACATAGTCTTCACACATTGCATGCACTTTTGTGCCACGGCGTGAAGCCATTGCCGACACTTTGTTCGCTTGCTCGGTACCAACGCGGCGTCTCCACTTAGCGATATGAGCTGCTGATAAGTGGGATAATACCGTCGTGACTGAAGGATATTTTTCTCCTGATTCAGTGACATATACTCTCTCCTCTTCAGTAGTGATACGTTCTAGTTGTTCAATCGGCTGCTCTAATGCAACATGCTTAAATGTTTTCATTTCTTTCCAAAATGTCTATCGGCAATCTCAGACACTTTAGCCTGTGATGATGACCTTCCGCCAACCTTAGCTGCTAGCGGCGATCTAGGATGTGCTTCTGCTATACGCTTTAAGTTATCGCCCCATCCACTATCATTCTTCATACCGCCTACACCGCCTACTATAGTAGGCGCGCCAATAACAGTTTCCATATGCGGATTGTCTTTCACATACTGGTCACGCTGACTGAATGACATAAACAGCTCGATAACTTCACCGGTCTCTGTATTCCTAAAATTATATGTCGGCATTGATTTTGATTAACTCCGAAATAGTACGATCAAACTTATAATCTTTATGCTTAATCGCGATCCCTCCATGCTCTTCCCATTGCTTAATATTATATCCAAAATCATCAATAAGCAAGTTAGGATTATCATCCCAGTCTGTCGCATACAGATATTTTCTACTCTGGACTATAATCTCATCAGGGCGACAGCTATACAAATGCTTGTGGCACCAGTCTAATTTTTGGGTGGCACACGAGGGGTCACTCTCCAGCGGCGCAGTAAGGATTGTATACCCGCCGAACTTAAGCTTAATCGTTGCCAGAAGGGTAAGTGCGTTGTCGAAGGGTTCAAGGTTGTACCAGAAGAGCCGAGTGTGTTTAATTTGTCCCATTGCTTCGACCACTGCAATGTCTGACTCTGGGTCGTCACTTCCAAGCAAGGGAGCGAGTCCTTTGCGGAAGTTGACGAGCACCCCATCCATATCAACATAGACTTTCATGTGTCAGTCTTCTTCTTACGCGTCGTTGTAGTTCGCTTGCGAGTCGTTGTACGTTTAGTAGGAGTCTTAGGCTTTTCCTCCACAACAGGTTCCGCAGGCTTTTCTGGAAACACATCCGGGAAAGCTTCATATGCGATTAAAGCAGTGATGCCTTCGACCGGGTCCTTCTTGTCTTTCATGTTAATCAAAATAGTCGCATCTTTAGGATGCACTGATTCGAGCGTCTCAATAAAGATCATCTCACGCTTAGTCTGATTAACGTTTCGGCCTCCTTCTACAAAGAGATCAAACCGACGAGTCATCGTATATAAGCGCGTCTCAATACCAATAGGGTCAGACTCTTGGTAAGGAGGTGCACCAGGAGGAAGTAAGAACTTTAGCCGAGGGTCATAGCACCCTTGCAATACAGTCCTTAAACTATTTGATTCATTGTGCTTTAAGAAGGCTGCACGCTGGTTTTCTGGCAGCTTTACAGCCTCTTCAAAGATTTCAAAAATGCCTTTTTGCATTAAAAGTCTCCAATATTTTCCATTAGTACTTTCATTCGTTTAGAGATAAAGTATCCGAACAGTTTATCTCGACTATTAGGGACTGACGTCTCAAATACGTTAATGATCTGCTCTTTAATTGTCTTAGGAGTATATGAGAGGTCAATAAGTTGCCTGTTACGCAACCACCGACGCTGTACATCTTCTAATTCAATATCTACCTTATCTAAATCACTCTCTAGTATAGTATCTAGGAACTTTTTCCGTAACGGTTTCTGACGGCCCATAATGAAGCAGTCATCCTGCGATAGCATATTAGGAATACCATCACCTCTATCGCCACGTGCGATGTGTTCTTTAAGATAGGCTACAGGATCTGAATGCTTAATCCATCGCTTGCGTGACAAATCATATTGCTCTACATTTGCATATACTTGCAATTGCACAAAGTCTTTATCACCAGATAGGATTAAGATCTTCTCAGTATCTCCTGCCAAGAGTGAGCGTCCATGCTCATGACATAGAGTGCCAATGATATCATCAGCCTCAGCGCCTTCCACTTGAATAACCTTATAGGGGAAATACTCTTTCAGTTCATCGCGAACTGCATTTAGTACAGTAAAGATATGAGTCCAATCTAGCTCAGAAGCCTCTCTTGACTTTTTACGATTAGCCTTGTAGTAGGGGAATACATCTCGTCTCCAGTATTTTTTATCATCGCAGGCAATAACTATTTCGCCATACTTCTTATAGAACTGAGAACGGATTGAGCGAATAGAATTGAGAACCATATGCCGTAGCAAGTTCTCTTCTAGTTCAACGTTTGTATGATTACCAATCTGAGCCATCAAATTGGCAATCATCACTTGATTTAAATCAACTATGATCATAAAACACCTCTATCTATTAGTCCTCTTATTATAGAGGCAGATAGAGGTCATATCAACTATTTTTGGTAAAAATTATTCCAGAAGGTGCGATCTTTCTCTTCTGTCCATTCACCAATATCTGGATAGATGCATCCGATAGACCGTTTAGGTTCTCCCTTCAACGGGCCCTCATGATAATAAGCCATCTTGACCGGCTTATACTTAATTTTATGCTGCATGTGCTCACCCCAATATAGGCTATTCCATGCCCCAGTACGTAAATAGCTCTCCATCTGATTGATGTAGCCTTTAATAATTAACGACTTTGCTTCTGCGCCGGGTTGCTTATTCTTAATCGCTTGTCTAAGAGCACTCAGTTTTTCTTTATTAGACTTGATCCACTTGACAACATTTTTACGGTGTAATTCATCATCGTCCGCGCGCTCTAGCACCGATGAATGAATATGCTTATACTGCGCTGGAGCTTTCTCAGCTCTAGCCTTCGCCAGTCGATCAGCTGCTGCTTGCTTCTGCTCTTCGGTCATTGGCTTCCGCTTTCGCTTGGGCTTCTTGTAACTCTGCGATTCGCTTGTAAGCGTTCTGTAGCTGCTCTTGGAGCTCATGACAATTTTCCTTCAATATCTTCACTTCGCGTTCTAATTCGCTAAATCGTCCAACAATAGTTTCCATTGCTGCGCCCTTACATTCCAGTTATAGAATGAATCAGTGTAGGTCTTCTGCATTTTCAATCGCTGTTTCATAGCCGGCTGCTGAACTAATTGAATAGCTTCTGCTAGATGCTGAGCAAAGCGATTGGCATGCTCGTTAATCTCTTCCGAGTATTGGTACATATATGTCCAGTTAGCTGCAGTTTCTGGCAATGCAGCTAGATTACTATGAACGCACATCAGCCCGGCAGACATAGCCTCTAACAGGCAGATGCACGAGGTTTCTTGCCACATGGACGGGTACGCAAAGATGTCTGCTCGTTTGAGAGCTTCACGAATCTCGTCATTACTAACAGATCCATGGTAGTGTATCTTTGGGTGCTCTTCACAAGCTTTAAATAACTCTCGATAAGGTTCATCTCGTTCTTCCCAGCCGTAGAGCTTAAATGATGAATATACATCTAGCTCTATGTTGTCAAACATTTCACTAAGTTTTTCAAAGACTGGTACTAAAATTTGTAGTCCGCGATGAGGAGTAGAATGATAGATTAGACGAATAGTTCCATCATCCGGCTTCTCATGCTCTTCAATTGGATCAATCGCATTCTGCATCACTACACTGTTACGATAAGGAACACCGTAGTAGTTATGATATTGCTGCAGCTGCCAATTAGAGACGAAGACCAGCTTTTCAAACTTTTCCCATCCTTCATTGCGCAGGTGCTCTGATTCTGGATCGCCTGGCAAGTCATGGAGCCAATAGATAGGCTTTTTACCTTTTTTGGTTCCACGATACCGAGAGCAGATAATTTGAAATGGCTCTAGCGTCTCAGCATCTAAGCGCTCATGTAAGCCATACTTCATCAGCTCGGTGCCGCCCATCGAGTTCTTATCAACTTCATTCTGCTCGATTTCAGCTGACTCGTCTAACTCATATTCATCTGTAATTTTTAATGTGACACTCATGCTGAGAAGGTTACCTCTTTCACACTGTCGATTCGGAAGGATCGCCAGGCCTCTTTTTCGAGATCCCATACAGGCAATACTTCTTGAGAGATAGAGCGCTCCTTATCAGAGCGCTCGTATTGAGGTACGGTGTCCTCCTTTAATGTACACCGCATCATTCTTTCGCTACCATCTTTTTTAGTGAAGATGATATCTAGTACATTATGCGACAGCAGCTCGATCAGGTGCTGACGGTTCGGTTGTTTCATTATCTACTCCTAACTTCGTCAAATATTCATAGGTGTCTTCATATCCACCTATGCGCTCATCGTTAATAAAGACTTGAGGCACAGTACGTGCATCTGGATATCTTTGTAGAAGCTCTGCTTTAATTGTATTTTGCTCTACTTTATATTCAGTATAGTCGTAACCCATACTGGAAAGCAACGTTTTTACTGTTGAACAAGATGTACAATAAGCTCGTGAGTAAACTTCGATTTTCATGGACGTCCCCAATAATCATTCGCGCGAACACGAATTTTTGTTCTATTTGTTTCGTTGGAAACGGGATTATCAATTGTAAGCCAAGGATTAAGGCCTTTACGCCATGCATCCTGCTTGTTCATCATACGCTCGAGCGGAGACCTTGAACTCTTCATTAGAGATCGAGTCTTTGCAGAAACACTCTTACGCTCACCTTTAGAAACGGCTCCCGATGATTTACCGCCTTTTTTCTTTCCCATACTATTATCCTTCTGCCTGTTCTTCTATGGAGCTACGAACTGGATTCGAACCAGCATGGTACAGATTTGCAGTCTGCTGCCTCACCATTCAGCCACCGTAGCAACCTGGCCCCGGTGGAGGGAATCGAACCCCCATTAAGGGTTTTGGAGACCCCTGTGTTGCCATTACACCACACCGGAAATGGAGCCGAAGGAGGGAATCGAACCCCCGACTGTCATGGATTATGATTCCATCGCTCTAACCAGCTGAGCTACTTCGGCCAAATTTGGGACTGTCTTTATGGCGCAGTCATTCCAAAAATAAAAGCGGAACGGGGGGATTAGGGTAACCCCCAAGGAGGTACGATCTGATGTACCTTTC